GGGTCTATAGTTAAAGTTGGTGCATTTGTTATATTTAAAATACTACCAAGTGTATAAGCTAAATCATTAGTGTTAGATTGTTGGTTGTTAGTCCAATAAGGAAATAAAACAATGGATTGTGCCTCTTCACCTGTTAAAGCTGTTGGGTTAGATGTAAAACCGTATTGAGGTGTTAACAAAGTATCTGTTAAAGGGACATCAAAACCTTCTGTATAATTACCAAAAGCTAATCTATTGTTAGACAAAATAGTTTGTGTTGTAGCAGATCTAGGAACGTTATCAAATAATTTTGTACTTTCTACGCTATCTACATTAGTGTACATTTTATCATTATAAAAACTAACTGTTTGTGTGGAGTCTTGATCTATCAACCAAGAACCGTAGTCATTTTTTATTTTAGCCATACTTTTAAAGTCACCTCTATTACCTTTTGAAAAATTCCCAAGGTCTTTACATTTTAATACAGCTATTTCTATAAACTCAACAATACCTGAAGAGTTCTTTACAGTTACCTCTATTTTATTGTCTGATGATTGATTGTTTTCCTGAGGTATGTTATTCATACTAACTTGAGAAAGAGCGATGTCACTAATAGGGGACCATGCACTCACTTCTTTATCGTAAAAATGATATCTATATTTAAACTGCCACATGCTACCGTGTAAGTTATTCTTTTTAAAATTTGGATCGGTTGCGTATGTGTATGTAGGATAATCAAGTGGAGGTCTTTTAATTAACTCCACATATTGCTTTTTATCTGCCGCTGGGTAAGTTGGGCTGTATAGTTGATATGGATAATAATCACTTAATGAATAACCAGTAACAACACCTTCTTCATTAACTTGATAATCTCCCACTATACCATCAATCAAAGCCATACTAGCTCTAGATTTCACAACATTAAGTGCATTAGGTTCTCCATACTGTCTTGAAGTCCAATAAAGTATATCTCCTATTTTATCAATATCATTTATTAAAAACTCTTTTCTCCAATTAAATACACTTGTTCCTGGATTACCACTATCTCTAAAAATAGTTTGTATAGTATTAGTTTGTAAATCATATCTTAGTATATGATGAAGTCCTGCTCCAGGATCACTAGCTATCATATAATATATTTGATCGTTTTTAGTGTCTTCATAATAACCTATACAACTATAATTTACAGGTGTTATATCTGGGTGTTGACCTAGGTTTGTTAAAGCTGTGGCTGCACCTTCCATATAGTTTTTGTTTGCCTGATCTACTATATTCCAACCCATTGAAACTAAACCATTATCAGGTGTGTTCAGCTGTTCACTATCTCCATATGGTCCATTTACAATGTTAACATCAGGGCTTCCTTGAGTTAATATATTTATATAAAATTGATTAACAGAAACAGCACTACAATTCCCTTCAAACAATAAAGCGTAAGCATATATTTGACCAGGAGTGTAGTTAGGATTACTTGTTATAAGGTTAGGGTTGTCAAACCAATCTTCATCATTCCAATATTCTGAGTTGTTATTTATTACAGTAACTGTTACCCCTGCATTTGAAAACATTGCTCCATAAGTTTCTACAAAAGCTGTTAAGTAAAGTAATTGATTTTCAGCAGTAGATCCTTCATATTCTATAGGAGCTTGTATTTCTGGAGTATTTATATTTGACAAAGAAGATGTAAGTCCTATATTAAAAGTTGCAGCATAGTAACCCTGTTGTGTATCTGAAACGTATGATGATATAGGGTTATCTATTAATTGACCATTAAAATATGCTGAAGGGTTTTGTTGTATTACATAATCATATGCCTCTGGCCAGTTAGAATAATTAGATATATAATTATTAGATGGCATAAAAAGAACTGTTCTTTGTGGTGTACACTTACCAACTAAATTAGGAAACTCATAAGAAACTATTTTATTTCCCTTTATATTCTCTATAACACCTTCTGTGTTTGACTCAGAAGATATATTCCTTATATTTAAAGCATAGTGATAATCACCATTCTTCAATAGTCTAGGATCGGTGTCCTTGTCTAGTCCACCTACAAATACTCTTTTTAATTGTTGACTAGGCATTTATCTAAAGTTTTGGAGCCTGCTTAAATGCTTTTCTTGTAGTCTGTAAAGCCTCTTCTTTATTAAACGACTGCATTCTAGCTCTAGCAAGTCTCTTTTGATTATAAAATTCTTTTTTAGCAACCATCTTCTCATTCATATTGATTGCTCTTTTTCTATATATAGACTTCCAATATATATAAGCTTTTAAAGCTTCTTCAGCAAAAGCGTGTATTTTTATTTCATCTCCAGAAAGGCCCGTAGATCCATCTGAAATATATTCTAATATTATAGATCCTGTTGTGTTTGAAAACTCAATAGTGCCTTCTTGTAAATTTTCTCTATAATAACCATTTGCATTATTACCACCTCCTTCTCCAAACCTACCATGTATACCATCTCCAGGAATATTATCTGTAAATATAGGTGGATCAGTTTCGTTATCATCAATAGTTGATTTAGATCCGTGAACAAAATTTATTTTAGTTCTTTGGCCTAAATAATTCATCTCTCCAGATCCATCCACAACACCTATCTTTACATAAGAAACATAATCAAGGGGTAGTCTAACTGTATTTTTATGATCTAAAGATAACTCTATTGTTTTTATTTGTCTTACAGTATCAAAACTTAATTCTTTTAATCCACTTAAAGCCATCTTAAAATATCTTAAATAATCATGCTCGCTAGATTTTCCTTCTTCAACAATAAGATCCTGTATAACATCTTCAATAGACACAAACTGTGCTGAATCCATGTTATTATTTTGTTCGTACCAATTTTGATTAAAAGTCATTTTTTATTTATTTAAGGTTATCATTAGTCATATCTTCTCTAGCTTGCCTCATAACACCAAATATTTGAACAAGATTTTTTATGATTATAGACTCAAAATCAGTAGGTATTGGATAAGGGTCTGTGTCACTCATAGAAGCGGATGAAGCTATATATTTAACACTAATAAATTGAGTGTCTTCAATGTTATACTTTCCGTATAAATATATATAACGACCCTCTATATAATAATAATCTCTACCACTCATTTTAACCGCTTTGTTATACAAAGTGTTATACACGCCACTACTAGGCATTCTTGTGAAAACAATAGGTTTTCTAAATCTACCTGGATAATATCCAGGAATCTCTAACAGACCATATGCAGCAGGAGCTCCCTGAAATAGTTCTGTAACATAAGTTCCAGTTACTAACTGTGCATTAACAACGCCAGGGCTGTAGATATCAATAGAAAATCCACCTTTAGGCTCTATCTCTTCTATAAATATTGGAGACCCTACAGAAAATCCACCAAACCCATCTGTACCAAGATAATCGCCCGTTCCAGTAAATCCTGTAGAAACCAATACATTTTGTTCTTTAGCTATTCTATCTGCGTTCTTTAATACAAAAGCTTTTGCTATATACTGCTGTGCTAATTCAATAGTCATATTACCCCCTCCTATAGATCCTAAAACATCCCCCCAATCTTCGTTAGAAAAATCTACTGTGTATGGGGTGTTATTTATTATAATCTCTAAAGAAGTGTCAGATATTTGATCTTGGGATAAACTATCTGCGTCAACCACTGTGTAAGCAAAACCATGGCTGCCACCAGACTCCGCTGAATTAATTGTTAAGTTTGAAATTTTAAAATTATAAAGACCCGTTAAAGTTATGCTAGCTGTAGTACCTGATGTGCTAGTTGTGTTGTATGATAATTTAAAGTCTTTTAAAAAATTTTTAAAATCATCACTAGAGGATATAGCTTGTGTTAATCCTTGCCAACTGTATATTGTATTTTTAAATTTTTTTGTATTAACATTAAAACTAATGTTATGTTCTTTTGGCCCATTATAAGTATCTCCTGTATTTATCTTGAATGATATAATATAATTATCATCCATTTTTAAAGGTCCATTTGTAAGGGTTATAAAATTAATATCAGAACTTGAGGTTGAATTTAGTGGGGTTGTTACCGTAACACCTAAAACTTTTCTTTGTTTTATAGCCCCATCACCATCTATAATAGAAGAAACTCTTTGAACAGCCATGTCTTTAGGTAATGAAATTATATCAGGTAATTGAGCGAACAACAAACCCCTTCTTTCTCTAGTGTTACTTTTCATTACAGTTAATACTCCAGATGATAAGAATTGACCCAAAACCTCTAATTCATTTTTTGAGGTAGCTGTTCCCTTTGTATACATAGAGTCCATTATTTGAGCCTTTATTAATGCGTCTCTTTCTTGATCAACTAAAGGCATAACATCTCTTAGCTCTATTCTAGAGTCTTCATTAAGGTCTCCCCCATTAATGATTCTTAAAACTTGTTCTGCTATACTTTGTCTTGTTGCCATTTACTATTGTTTTTGATCTTTCATTTTTCTTTCCGCATAACCTAGAGGCTCCCCATCTCTGAGTGATATACCTATATAAGAAAGCATTCTTTGAGCTATTTCACTATGTGTTTTTTCTGGTAATTCTAGTTCAACTGTATTTGGACTCGATGGATTGAATACATACATATCATTAACCATAGTATATCCCCAATGAGGGCTTTTTGGCTTTCTAACGTATTCTAAAAATATCCCTCTTGATTCAGGCTCTGAATTAGTAGAGTTCCATGTTTCAGTAAGATCTACAGTTGGATTGGTATAAACCTCAAATCCCTCATCAATCATTACAGACACCATATTATCACTATTTATAGGAACAATAACACTTGATCTTCTTTTTGAAAATTGATCTAAAGTTAATAGTTTAATACCTCTCTTTACAGTAATAAAAACTCCATTTTCATTAAGTTGTTTAAACGATCTAAACATAGATAAAAAATGTAAATAATCATCAGGATAACTAAAGGCTCCATTTTTATTTGGATCAAATGGTGGGTATGGATTAGGATCTGGTTCAGAACCTGATGGTATTTCTATATTATTAAACACCAACAACTTTCTCTCTACTACCGTTCTTATATCATCCAGTACAGAATGACTTAATTCTAAAACCTCAGAAGGTTTATCCTTTCCCTTGTATCTAGCAACTCTATCGTGTATTAAATCAATTTGAGCTCTTTCAGCTAGCATATTAAACTCAGAAGGCTTTATAAACCCTCTTTGCTCTTTATTTGCTATAAATTGTATAAACTTATATAACTCATCAATCGTCATATCTAAACATTTTCAACAAATATAGCAAAAAAAAAGGAGGTAACAAATTTGTACCTCCCTTATTGTTAATGTTAATTAATGTTAATTGAACTTTGATAAGTGTATCTTTATTTGATCCATAATAGAACTACCAGAATCAGTCATGCATTTATCAGCTAAAAAGTCCACTGGCTTAACTCCCAATGGTACATTTGTTATTACAGGTCTTTTATTTCCTTGGACCCACATAACTTTTTGAGAATCCCAATCTATAATATTATGATCTTTAGCTCTAATTAAGGTTTGTTTAATTTCCATCTTAGGATCATCAAGTCCTGTTATAAATTTTTCAGGATCCTTTTCAGCTAAAACTTTCATATCATATCTAATTTCATCTGTAGACTTATCAACCTTTACTCCTAAAACCTGAGCGTAACCTATTAATTTATCTAGAGGAAGTTCAAAAACTAACTTTAAAGCATCCATAGACCTAACACTTTTTTCTAACTTTTCTTGAGCTTGTTTAGCGTAGTCCATAAGTTTAAATGTTGCAGCTGTTGTATTCACCCTATTAGGATTACTAGCATTAGCATTACACATATCCAAAAACTTTTTTAAAGTAGGATTTGTATAATCAACTCTTAAGAATCCATTACTAAATGTAATAGGTGATTTTATTTTTGCATCTTCTTTTTGTTCATCTTCAAATATAGATGATTCTCCAGGTATATATCTTATTTTTCTATTTATACCCTTTTCTGCATCAAATATAATATCTTCGGCTTTTAACATATAAACAATAGGAAACTTAAGGTGACCTTTACGATCTCTTCTTTCTTTTGTTAATCTATAAGTAGTAGCTTCTCTAGAGTTTTTTTTAAAACCTCGATTAAGGTTTTTTATTCCGTGAGTGTTTGTTTTTTTAACTGGCTTTTCTGCCACTGGAGTCTCAACAGTTGTAGCAACCATTGGTTCCTTTGCTTTTGTAGTTTTTTTTGTAGTCATTGTATTAAAAATTAAATTAAATTAAAATTAAAACATCTTGGAGGAGGAGAAACTCCCCCTCCTTAATGTGTTCTTTATCCTGCCTATATATCATTTCAAGACAGTCTATTAATTGTTACGAGTCAGAAGCAACTGTAATAGACGTAGTGTGTCGTCTAACCTGAAGTCCAGTAACATTTTCGATAGGGTAAACACTGTTTACAGCATCGAATTTTAAAACTGGTCCAGCAGAAACTGAGTTCATAGCAACCCAAAGGTCTTCCATAACCGCAGCTTCCTTTCCAGAAGTACAAGTGATTCTAACAAATGCTTGCTCCATTGATTCTATCACAGAACCACCTACAGCTACACCATCCTCATGCTTAGTTCCATTTTTAAAATAAACGTAAACTAATCCACTGCCATTATTTTCAGCAGCCATAGAAGTGATATTTTTAGCAGGAAAAGCTGCTAAATCTAAATCAGCTCCATTATCTGCATTAGCAACAGAGTTTGCGTCCACCGTAGAAACGTGAAACATTAATAATTTGTCTCCAAAAATTTGTGCCATTTTATATAAATTTTATAAGGTTAATAATTAAGATTTCTTGATTAACATGTATCTGTTAGCCGCAAATCCTTCAAAACCTCTTTCACATCTGTAGTGCGATTGTAGCACGTCAGTAGTGTTAGTTTTGTTTTGTAGAACAGCAGAACCAGTTAACCAGTGCTCCATATCTCTAGAATAACCATTAGCAGCTTTATATCGTATTCTTAACGATGGAATACTTTCACCAGACTTAGCGTCTTTTTGTGTGTCCATAGGAATACAAACACCATATCCATTGTAGTTGAATCCAGAAGCTCCTAATAATCTAGGGTGGTTAAATAAATCATAAGTTTTCTTATGAAATGTATATCCTCCTCTAGTAAATGAGTTGAAACCTAAGTTTAACGCCATGTTTTTATTATTTTGGAAAGCACCATAGTTAGCACCACCAGCAGCATAAGCTCCTTGAGCAGCTAATAAGTCATCAATATCTAAAGATAGATTGATACCTGAATACATAGCGTATTCTTTAGCACCTCTATATTTATCTAATGATTTGATCATAGCGTCAAAGTCTGCCATTGTGATAGAAGCAGAACCTAAGTCCATAGACTGTCCGTTAGACTCTATCCAAGGAAGTAAACCTTGAGTTCCTCTAAGTGTTGCGTTACTTTGTGCAGTACCACTTTTGAAAGTTGTATTAACACCCTCTAAAGTAGTATTGTCAATATCCTCACCTAACATCATCATGATCTCAGAATAATCTAAGAATCTCTTATATGTATCAGCTTCACCTTTTAAGTACCATACAAAACCTGAGCCCATTTTTTCATTGTCAACTTTTACATATACAATGTTTGTAGCCTCAGAACCTGTTACCTCAAAAGATTCTTTTAAAATCATACACTTATTAGAGTATTCGTGAATTAATGGAGATAAGCCATCTGGTTGTATACCACCTTCTGGGTGAGCATTACCAATAATTGCAAATTCATAATCCACTCCTGTTGATTTAGATCCAGCACCACCAGAAGCTATTGAATACATTGTTACTGTATAAGTAGAGTCTGAAGGCATTGAAGTTGCTGTTACATAAAACATATCACCATCTTTATCTCTTAAGATGTCACCAGGTCTAACTGGAGTGTACTCATCTGATCCAATAAAGTTTGAGGAATAACCTCCTGATGCTTGAAGAGCCATTGTTATTGAGGCTGTTCCTGGAGAAGCTCCAGGGAATCGACCCGTTACACTATTGTGAACAAAAGTTTCTTCGTAGTGCTCAAACGTAGTGTTTGAAGAAGGAGCCTTTGATCCCATTAGCTCCATAAGTCCCGTAATACCTTGCTCGCCATAACGCTTAACAAGTTTTTCAGAGACATCTCTTTGTCTGAATTGACCTGAAGTAGCTGTTAAAGCACTTACATAGTTCTCATTAGTTGCAATTTGAACTGCTGAAGGCTTTATTAACATACTAGCAGGTATATTTACTGTTGCCATTTTTTAAAAATTTTAAATTAATATTTGTTATTATCTATTCCATAATGAATTGTTCCCTCCATGTATCTGATCATCTAACTGCTCAAGAATAGATTTAGATTGAGTTGTGGTTCCTCTAGGCTCGTTATTAAACGATGGATTTTTAATATCCCTTATCACCTGCTCGGTGCCTTTAGATCTATATTGACTCGCAACACTTCTTATGATGTCTTCGAAGTTATCTAAAACAAACATATCAATGTTTAATTTATCAAAGTTCCAGTTGCCCTCTTCACCAACATATCTATCAAAAAAATCATTAAGATTAGAGTTTGATTCCACTAATGATCTTTTGTGATCATCAGTTAAATGAAAATCAAAAACCTCTCCTTTATCATTTATTTCAAAAGATAAAGACTCTACATCATTAACCTCACTTTTCATGTTATTAATCCAGTCTTCCCTTATTTCATTTACCTCCTCATTACTCATACCTTTATTTTCATTAGGCATTCTGTATTGTTCTTGCAAATTAATAAGTTCTTTTCTTGCATTAATAACATCTCTTTTAAGCTCAATCTGTGCAAGTTTTTTCTCAGCCTCATTACCATCCTTTTCGCCTAATTTGTATTTAGAATTGATTAATAAATTAACCTCTTCGTTTGTAAGTTCAGGGCTATTTTGTTTCATATAAACCTTCATTACATCTTCATTAGACATTTTGGTATAGTCAATCGTTTGAGTTCTTAAGTAATCAACAACAGATCTCCCAGTTTCACCCACAAACTTATTCATTTGTGCTATCTGTTCGTTAGCAAAATTAAGCTCTTTAGGTGAGAGAGCACTTTTAGCCTCATCAACAGACTTAAACTCTGTACCGAACTGTTCGTTCATATATGCAACAAAGCCCTCGTTTATTTCTGAAGCATCAGGTTGTTGTACCGTTTCCTGTACAGGTTGATTGCTAGATTCAGTATTTAAAGAACGATTATTATCTTGTTCTACAGGACTTTCTGTTTGCACAGGTGCATCCTGTTGTGTTTGTTGTGTTGTTTCTACTGGTTGTTCTGGTGCTGGTGTTGTTAAATCAACTACTTCAGCAGCTTGTGAATTATCATTAGAAACTACGTCACCGCTTAATTGCTCTGCGATGATTTCTCCCATTTCGTCAGCCATAATAAATTAAATTAAATTAAACAATATTTTTCGCAAAAGTAATTCTTTTATTTATTAAAAACAAAGTTTTACTTATATTTTTATTTAAGCACCCTTAATTGGTGCTTGTGGCATTGGCCTTGGTGCACCACCTTGTAGAGGCATTTGTGGATCTGGCATAGATTGCATCATAGATGGCTGTTTAGAAAAAGAAAAATCACTTTTAATATTTGGTATGCCACTCATCATTCCATCAGGGTTTTCTATTGGCGGCCCATCACCCTTTCTTTGTTCTATCATTCTTGATTGATAATGAGCGCTTTTTTCTATACCCTGTTGTTTAGCGTCACCTTGTATTTTATGTCCAGCAACCTTAGCTTGATTACCTAAATGTATTTCGTTCATTCTTCTTTTATGAGCAGCCTCTTCAAGTTGTGCTTTTAATTGAAACTCTAATTGCATTTTTTGAGCCTCTATTTGAGCCTCTGCTTGCATTTTTTGTATTTCTATTTGAGCTTCCATTTGCATTTCTTGTTGTTTCGCCTGAGCTGCCATCATTACAGATTGTTGTTGCTGTTGAGAATTTGCTTGTGATGCAGCTTTTTGCATAGCCATTTGTTCTTGCTGATATTTCTTTCTTCTCATAACAAGAAGCTGATTAGCTAGTTTAACGTTATTTATATCCCTAATCATAATAGCATCCTCAACCCTAAGTTCTTTTTGAGCTATTGACACTTGTATATTTTGTTCTAGCCTAGCTCTCTCCTCCTCATCAGGTTCTACTTGTATAGATATACCAAAGTCCTTAAAAGAAACATCTTTATTTATCTTTATAGTTTTAACAACCGCACTACCTAAAGCTGATATATAACCATCAATAGGTTTATCATATTCTACAATATCCTGTAACTTTAAACATATAGACTCCGATAGTTTTTTTACTATTTTTAAATAACCATCATTAACACTTCTGGTAGCGTTATTAGAAGCTAATAACTGCATTTTTTGAATACCAACCAAAGCTTCGCTAGATGGCTTAGTCCCATCTCTAGCCTCATTAACACCAGTTACATCCCTAATCATTTGTAGGTTATGTTGATATATTTGTATTAACTGCAACATGTCTCTACCTATACCATTTTCTAACTCTTGTATAGGAGCTGCATTAGCGGCCATACCCTCATCATCCATTCTTCTATAATATATATTACCAGTTTGATCAAATATTTCTTGAAGCTCCATTGGTGTAAATGTACCGCCATCTCCTTTTGATACATTTTCTAAAGAACCAACTTCAAATGCAGCACCTTTTGGTCTAGCCTTAGCCATAACTTGTTGCATTTTTAAATGAGCTAATTGTATCTGATCTCCAAAAGGAATCATTCTTTGAACTAAAGAAACGTTTTGCATCTTATGAATATTTGGAGTATAAATCATATAAGATAAAGAAACTTCTGAAAGATTTGATTTTTTTCTAGACATGTTTTTAGCAAGACCATAATCAAAAATATAATCTGTTCCAACTATATATTTACCACTGTACACAACTTTAACTGTGTTTGCTACAACCTCTCTTTTGTTTTTTGATTTTTTAGGCTTTTTGTAAGCATAACCTCTTTTATTAACAGTATAACCACCATATTTATTTTCTTTTTTCTCGTACTTCATATCATAGGTAGATATAAACTCTGAATCCATTATCTCTATAGAAAATTTATCATACTCATGGTTATAATCACCTATTCCAGAAAATCTACCATTATTCATATAATCAGTATCTTCTGTTTTTTTTGCGTAATTTTCTGCTATATCTTTATACTCTTCTTCTGTAAATTGATCTCCAGCCATTTGCTTTAACTCAGCTATAGAAATTGTGTAAACCTCTCCAGCATGTTGTATGTTTTTATAATCAGAATAATTAGTGTGTGATGTAACTAAATTTGCTGGATCAACATATCTTATTTTAACACCGTAAGATGGGTCTATATAAGTTTTTAGAGAAGCTGTGCCTATTACAACCATATCTCTAATTAATTTTTTCCTCATCTCTTCAAAATCATTTTGTTGCATAACAAATTTGATTCCGTTTTCTATAGCAATTTCTTGAGCTTGTTTGTAGTTTAAAGACATAAATAATTTTATCTCTTCATAATCTTCTGCAATAAATCCTGGCTTATTATAATTTTGACCTGTAGCTTTAGACATCTTAGCTTTTATAGGAGCCGATAACATATCTGCTAACATTTGCCTAGCATCTTTTCTTCTAACATCTACGGATATTGGGTCTATAGCATCAGCTTTAACAGTGTGTTCTTGATTTATAATACTACCACAAACAACATCTACAAATTTAGGTATAATCGAAACTGGAGTCCAATCTATATTCATATAAGAACTGTCCCCCTGAACATCTAATAAATCTTTATATTTACCAACACTTTGAGTTCCTTCGGCATAAGATCTCATTTTTTCAAATCTTCTTTTTCTGTCTTGATAGTTCATATGACTGTTGTTTTTCCAGTCATGATACATTCTTTTAAAATACTGAAGACCGTATTCATTTTTAGCTTTATCTTCGTTGCTCACAAAAATGGTTGGATAACCACCTATAGTTTCAAATTGTGTTTTCATCTATATTCTCTTAGATATTAATCCTGAATTATTATATTTTTTTATAAAGTTAATACTTATTTTCTTAACTTTTTTTACTGTAACATGTTTTTGAGCAGCTAATAGAGCTAAGCTTGAGGCTACAGTAGCGTCATACTTTGTTCTGTTATCTGGCTCAAAACGACTCCAATCATCAAGTAATCTGTTAAAATAACATTTACCCATCTCCATTTTTTCTAAATCAAGTATACCTATATAATCATACACATATGAAGCTACTGCCTCTGTTTGTGCATTCAATACAGCTACACCTGTAGAAGGTATTCCTTTTGTTTTTTGCTTTCTACTACTATCTGTATGGGTTGATTCTGGTCTATCCATTAGGTATTCATAATAACCTCTTCTTTCAAAATATTTTATAATACCTATTTTATTATTCTCAACCAATATCTGACAACCATAAAAAACACAAGTTTTAAGAACATCTTCATAAAACATTTCTGCTTTAGGCGGTCTAGCTATATACTCACAAACAAAAACATTAGAAAAATCATCCATCATTGTAAACTTCTTATAAACATAACAAGCAGCATCTGATCTTCTACCATCTGTTGTTGTGTCATGATCATAAGGGTCACATCCAGCAACCATTTCTATATCATTTCCTGGGCACTTTTTAGTACCCTTCATTTTTATATTATTTCTTCTATCCTCTGGTGGCAACCAAGATATCCTCCATCTTCCTGTAGAACCTGGTCTCCAAACAACCTTAGTGTCTTTTATACCATCTCTCCATATAAAATCACCTTTTACTACTAAACCTTGTGACTCTTCATTATAATCCATTTGTTGATATATTCTTTCTACATCAAAAGGACTGTGTCTTGAGTCACTTCTAAAAGCTTCTTCAACAGTAAAAGGCCTTTGTCTTTTTTCTTCAGATAATTTAGTGGTATTTTTCTTGTAAGCATCTCTTACGTTCTGAAGATACTCTTTAGCACCAATATTTTTACCTATAAATTTAGCCTGCTCTTTTGTTGGGGTATCAATAACAGACATCCCATACTCATCTATAAAACCCTCATACCCATCATAAGCTGGAGTAAAATAACTATACATTCCAGACCTTGTTCTACCATTACCATCTCTTTCCTCTATACTACTATCGTCCCATATATTTTTAAATCTTTCCCCTCCAGAATCAGCCATTTCGTTTACTGTAGTGGGCATAAAACATTTTCCTATTATTTTATCACCTAGCGTTAAACAAGATCTAACAACTTGCCAATTTTTTTCTACGTTAGCGTCTACCCATTTTCCTCCCTCATCACATAAATACCTAACTAACTTAACAGAGTCATAAGAATTATCTTTTGTGTTTCTCCAATCTATCTTACTATTTAAAGCTTCTGACTTAACAATCTTTTGATAGTTTTTAGATATTTTTTGACCTGGAGCATTAAAGCTTAATGTGCTTTTTGGATTATCACTACCATCTATAATAGGTTGAAAGAAAAAAGGAAGGTGCCTAAACATATAAACTAACTTGTCAGTAAATAATGATTTAGCATCCACACCTGTTTTACTTATAATACCACCATGTGAATTATATCTAGATGTTATTTCATACAACAACATAGCTGCCCCTTTATAAGAAGCACCCTCTCTACGATGTTTTACCATAACCATACCAAAGCACTCTGGATCGTTTTTACATATTTCCCAAAAAATAAAGAACCTTCTGTCCCTATCTCTATATTGAGGATAACCTATATCTAGTTTACACCAGTTTAAATAATAGTAATGCTCTCCTGTTATATAGGTAGGCTTGCCATTGTTCATAAACCAAACACCGTTTTTTCTTCTATCAAACTCTGTGCTTATGAAATCTGAATGGCTAGCGGCAGTTTCTTCTGAAAGGGTTTCTGGTATTTCTACTCTCCTCCATTTTTGATCTTTCTTTTTTAGATCAGAAAAAAGAATATCTTTCTTCTTTGGTTTAGGAGGAAGATTGAAATATAATCCATTTACTCTTATTTTGCCTTCCATAAGAAATTTTTACCAATTATGCAAATATAGTAAAATAAATTGTACTCTCTATTTTTTAGCGTATTTTTCTGAGAATCCAGCCTGAAATGAGTTTTCTTCTTTGTCTATATTTTGCTCAATATTTTCTTCTTCTATTTGTTTTTGAATTTTATTTATAGACATTAAAATTTCTTGTGCATCCATGAAGCATTCTTTTTTTGCCTTCATAGCGTTTCTAGCTTTATCATCTTGTAATTCTGGGTCTACGGGTTTTTTAACTTCTTCAAGCAAAAGATCAAATGCTTGTTTACCCGACTCTATTAACTCTTCTAATCTTTTTTTTACGTCTAAGCTTCTCATTTTTCTTAAATTTTAATAATTTTGAACAGCGTTCATACATTTCCATATCCTCGTAATATTGTATCATAAGGTCTAATACATCATTAAATATAGAGCTTTTAAGATCTTTTTCGCTAACAACGTTCCATAAGATATAAGGAACTTCACTTGATTCTAGTATTTCGTCTAACGATTTCTTACCCATAATAAGGTCATATGAATTTTCCATACATATGTCTAAGATTTCGTAATCCTCCATACTATTTTTCTATTTTAGCTAATATATCAAAATTTCTCATCCTCATCAACTTTTTACCCATAATATCCATGTCATACTCTGAGTTTTCTGAAAAAATAACCTCATCACCCTCTTTTAGCCCTTGTTTTTTAGACCAATCACTCATGTGTCTTATATATCCATGTAGCTTAACCTCTTCCATATAAGGTTTGGTTATTAAACCAGATTCGGTTTTAAAGTCTTTTTCGTCTTCCATTTTTTGTTCTACAAAATTCCAATAGTGTAACATTTTTAATTTACCATTTCTAACCCTACAATAAATGTCGCTCCAATGAATTTTATAAACAAGTTCTTGTTCATAAAACTTTACTTCGTTTTCATTTTCAGTTAAAAAGTGATGACAATATACCGTGTCTCCTTCCTTTATATCTAGTTTAACCCCCTTAGAAAGTGATATAGGAGTCTCTACAACAACTCCATATTGTCTAGCTAACTTCATTGGATCGTAGCTAGTATCTATTACTAATTCAGTATTTCCTATAATTGTAGTGTCTTCAGTTTTTTTATCAACCTTGATAAAAAAGTGATCTTTAATTGGTTTCATATATTATTGTACTTCGTAAGAATCTCTATCCTCAACATCAAACTCTATAGCTGTCGGCTGATCGAAAAACCTTTTCCAAGGCCTTGAGAATTTATCTCCATTTGATTTTATATATACATCATAAACTACTTGTTGGTGTTTGTACCACGCTGCCTCATCTTGTATTATAGCAGTAATCTCTACAGATCCGCCTAACATTTTTTGACCAACTTTATAAGTTAATCCTTGCTTTAAGTCTCCTATTGTTATTTTTCTTATTATAGGATTTATTGATTCAATTTCCATTTTATTTATTTTTTTCTGAGTAGTAAAAATCTAAATCATCCACCTCACCCATTGTTCTACCATTTATTGTAACATAACCACCATTCTCAATAATTTCTTTTTCTGATTTATATTCCTCGTCTTTCTCTATTATTAAAGCAACTTTATAAAGAATAAGATATCCTATTAAATCAGATATAGTGTCCTCTGTTTCATCATTAACTCCTACGTTTTGTATACGCATAAGTTTATCATCTATTCTTGATCCTAATGATTCAAAAACATCTCCTTTTGAAAATACACCTGATGGGCTTAGAGCGGAATTTCCGTAGTCTCTATTTTTTTGTAGAAGTAGATCTTTAACGTCCTCACAGACCTTTTTGATTAGTTTTTCGGTTTCCATGTTATATTAAATTAAATTTCTACTAATATAGTAAAAATTTTTTATTAATACAACTAGCCTATAATTCTACTAATTCTTTCGTAAAATAAAATAATTGTTTTAGCAGCAGTAGTTAAAGTCTCTACACCAACAAAGGGAATTAAAGGTACTCCACTTGTCATAGCTAAAGACTTTGTGGTTGCAACACTTTGTGTAGCCCCACCTGCTGTAGCTGATGTAACCAGTCCATATTGAACATCATTAACAAATACAGAGACTTGTCTATTTATATCTATTTCTATTCTTAATCTGTAAACAGTATCTGCCGCAACCGCAACACCTAAGTCTGTTATATAATCAGTATCTCCAACAGAGTAAATAAAATGTAAATTAGCGTTTGTTGTTAAAGCCCCTTGAGTATCATCTGCTGAATATAAAAAGTAAGCCTGATCATCATCTGTAGCATAAGCGGCATCATTAGTTTTCTTTATACCAGCCCAAAAAGAAGCATCTGCCACAGAAGAGCCTGATTGTATGGCACCTTCCCAAATGATTTGTTTTTGAGTTAAGAATTGAGCTGCATTCCATATAGTTTGATTAGTGTCTACGTGAGGGCGAACAATAACTTGATCATTAGCTGAATTATGTGTTATTAAATTTATTCCACCATATCCTCCAGTGTCAAACCTAACGGTAGCATTTGCCACATCTGTTCCAACAATTTCAAAATCTTTATTTGCTATAACATAATTAGCTAAAGCGGTTGCATCATCTGCATCAGCATCTATAACTAAAGTGGCGTTAACAGCTGGTACTTTTTTAAAGTATTCCTCTAACTCTATTCTTTGTGTGCTTTTTCTAAAAGATCCAGTTCCCGTCATCTCCAAGGAGCCATTAACCACAACTTTTTCATTCTGTGTGTCAACTTTAAGTAGCTCTGTATTACCACTCTTACCTACTTTAAAAGCACTGGTGTCAGATCCTAGTGAAAAGTTTGCTGTTCCAGAAAAATTACCAACATGTAATGTTGATGTAGGAACTGTATTATTTATACCAAAGTTTGTAGTTTTAAAAAAAGATCTATTGTTATTATCCTCTATACACATGTAATTATTATTACCTGGAGACGTTACATCTATATCACCAAGCTTTACATTGTAAGACCCACTTGAGTCACCTATATAAAACTTATCATAACCATCTGAGTTTTCAACTAACATAGATTTAGTAGAGGTTCCTATGATATGTAGATTTGCTGAAGGAGTAGAGGTTTCTGAAACATTAACAGCTACACTACCAGACACGTGTAAAGATGATTTACCTAAGTGAACTGCACTTTTTACCCCATCACCGTCTTCTATTCTTGTTGGTGTAGAAGAATTAAATCCTGTTGTTGCTTCAGTTTTAATTAAACTTTTATAACTATCTTTTATTTTTTGTCCTGTTAATGAGCTCATATTATTTTATTTTATGATATACTATGTTTGTCCTTTAAAAAATTTTCCATTAAAACAATATCAACATCTGATAAAGCCGCATCAAAAACAACCACTTCGTATACAAGTGAGTTTAAATAATTAGCTGAACCATCTTTTGATCCTAACATAACTTTAACATCTGCGTCATTTGGTGAAAGATCAATGTCATGATCATCAGTAGCCCCATTTGTTACTCCATCTGATGTGTCACCATCTCTATATAAAGATCCGCTACTAGCTCCATCTAAATCAACAGTCCAAAGTTCTTTATTAGTTGTTATGTCTATACCACTATTAATTATACTATTTGTTCTAGCGGTATTGTTTTGAAGGTGAAATTGCCATCTATCATCAGTAGCGTTTTTTACATATATAGACATCCTATCAGCGGTACTAGAAGTAGTTGTGTGAAATAAATATTCATCATCACTGACGCTAGTTCCTGGTAACTCTACCACATAAAATATAGTAAGTTCTCTGCCATTTAGCGTTGTGTTAGAAAGTGTGTTAGTAGCCACATTACCAATTCCGTTAGTAGCTTTTATATGATCGTTAGAGCCATCAAACAGTGCTCCTCCAGTCCCAGCTGTTTTATATAAAGGTCTATTAGCCTCAGTTCCTTGTTGTAAAAAAATTCCTAAAGCGTTAGCTGGAGTTCCTATTAAACTGTAGGCTTTATTATTTATTCTGTATATTTTATCATCGTTTGAAGAAACCTTAGTAGTACCAGCGTCTGTAAACATAGTATCTGTATCAGTAAAATCCCACCATCCAACTAATGTTGATATTTGTTCTGGAGAAAAACCTGATGCGGGTGCAGATCCCGAAGTTATACTATTTCCTAAACCTAACATACTTATATATTATAATGGAGCGTAGTAACATATGCAACCACCACTATTTAATTCAACGTGATCCCATTTTCCATATATAGTAACTCCTGTTTTAAAAGTGTGAGAAGTGGTTACGTCTGTAGAATTTGCTGACGCTCCAAAACCTTGTGTTGCGTGATCATGATCGTTTTCTGCTGTAACCGTACTTATTGATCTTATGTCTCCTCCTAAGTTTTCTAGTTTTTGAAAAGTAGTATCTTCGCACATTGTGATTGCACAAATAAATACTTTTGTAGAAGATTCTAAATTAATTAAATCCCCATCACCATTTAAGTAACTTGATCCGTATTGACCGAAAGCAGCTTCATCCGCCTTTGTTCCTGATAATGCCATATTATTATATTTTTAATTAACGATTCACAAATATAGGTAATTATTTTCAATATAAGAAATATTTATTTATATTTGCTGTACTATAATTTAACTAAATGCAAATAGACCTAAAGAGCTGTCTAAAGAATTACAGAAAAATACTGTTTTCTTTTAGAGATCATTACAAACTAAAAGTTTCTGATCTTGAGTTCTTGTTTTTTATTTATGATCTAAGGTCTTTTACTGGAACTACTATAAAGAAAGATTATCAATGTTCTTTAACCTTTATAACCAGAAATCTACCAGATCTATTGAAAAATGGTTATATTAGCATATATTTAGAAAGATCACATAATAGAGCAAGAAGATATGTTATATCACAAAGGGGTAAGATTATTGTGACTAAATTTTGTACCGCACTAGAACAAGAGGTACTTATAAAAAAATTATTAATATGAAATTCAAAAAAAAATATAGAGCTGGAGGCAAAACAGAAAAGCCTATGGTTTATGCTCAAGAAACTACTCAAGTACCATCAACAACAGTCGATCCTGCTATCGACCCTACCCGTGCAAATCCTTATGCTGGAATGAGAGCAGGAGAAAGGCAATACCAATATAGTTTAGATCAGTATCAAAAAGAAAATCCTGGTAGAAGACTTGCTAGTTATGCTAATTTATTTTCAGAAAGTTTACCTAATATAACTTTTGTAAATGAGGATTTTGATGCAGTTAAAGAGTTTGCAACTAAACAAGGCAAAGATCCTAGTGACTTTCCTTTTGGTATAAACACAGGTGTTTTTAGTGACCCATCTCTTAAAAGATTTGACAGAATAGGTAAGTCTGCTGGTTTTGAGCAATACGCTAATTTATTTAATAGGGTAACTGGTCGGGAGTTAGGTTCTGAGAATAGAATGACTTCTGACTCTATTCAGAGTTTATATAATAATCCTAATGAATTATATAACACTTTTAAAAACATGAATACAAAGGGAAAGAGGGGAAGAGATGAGTGGATAGGAGAAAACTCTGGCTTTGATTTTGACGATAATGTTTTTACAAAAACAAATAGACAAACAGGAGAAAAAGAAAATGTTCCTGGTTTTACATACACTTTTAGTGACAAAGAAAGAAGTAGAGGTAACCCCTTATTTAATGATACAAGGCTTACAAATTTATACGAAAAGGTTAGTACAGGTAGTTTAGTTTTTGATATGAATGGTAATCTTATGGATTTCACCAGAAACGATGATACCTCCGATTTTAATAAGCTTTCAGATACTGAAAGAAAATCATTAGAGCTTTATGTTAAAAATAAAGGTTTACAGACTATTGTTACTCAAGGTAAGACTGGTCAGGAGTTAGGTCAATTTGCAGATCCTGGTATAAATATACCATCAGTGGGACTTGAAAGTGTTGGTACTGTTACTCCTACACAAGGAATGACGAATTTAATGCCAACATTTATAGACAAAGATGACCAGGTAGGGGGAGATATAAAACAAATAGATCTTGAAGAAAGTAAGCAAATAATGTCTGGAAATGTTCCTTCAGGAACAGATGATCCACCACCTCCACCATCAGATGATACAGATAAAGAGGGTGATACGGATAAAGAACCAAAAGCACCAGAGGATAAGGAAACAGAGAAAAAAGAGGAAGTAGTAGAAGAAAAATTTACTATAGGTGGAAAGGAGTATGAAAGCGAAGAGGAGGCTAAAAGAATGCTTGAAAAAGAACCTCAAGGTCAACTATCTGATGAAGAGTATGATTTCGTATATGGATACAAACCTCAAGCGGGTAAAAAAGGAATGAAGGTACCTGGATATAAAAAAGGTGGAATACAATTAAAAAAGAAAAAAAGAAAAAGTTATGGCAATTAATATAAACCCAGAAGATTTAGAAAATATAGCACAATTAATACAGGACAGCACTGATCCTACAGATAAAGGTAGAGAAAAAAGAAAAAGGTCTGTTGAAAGTATCCTTTTATATGACTGGCAAAAAATGTCTGAAAAGGAAAAAAAAGAGGCTGCTGCTAGTGTAGGGCTACCTGTTGATGAGGTTGACAATAGACTTAGAGAAAGAAGTGTTGAAACTAGAATGGAATTTAATGTTGAAGGTAATCCTAAAAAAACTAAGTTTTTACAGAGATCAGCTCAAGCTATGATAGATGAGTTTGGGGGTAAGGATTTAGAAAATAATAGAAGGTTTGATCGTGATATTAAATTATTTGAAAACGCTTACGGTAAAGAAAACGCTGATAAGTTAGTAAGTTTATTAGCACCTAAAATTGATTCTAACGTTTCTGCACCAAAAGATTCTAAATCTACTATGGTGGGCCCAGGTGATTTAATCCCATCTGAGGAAGAGCTTATGAAAAAGGATAAAGAGATGTTGGAGGAAAAGCTAATGAATGATCCTGGGGTACAAGCTTTTATTAACTACATAATGCCCAGCTCTACACCTGAAGAAAAGAAGCTTAAAGAGTTTGAAGTAGTTGATGAAGATGAAGAAGATGAAACTGAAGTTGTTGAAACTAAAAAAAGCTCTAGTGATCCATTTGGGGGGTCATCTAAAAAAGATAAAAAAGAAGAAGTTGAAACAGGTTCAAGCACTCCTATGTTTATGACTCCAGTAGATCCATTTGGCCCTGAAGAAATGATTATGGGTTCAGAGGGTTCTGAGTCTGCTGATCAAGGGGGTCCTGATCCAATAGAAGGTGACATGCCAGAAATCGTTCTTACACCTGAAGATGAAAAGAAAGAAAAGGGTAGAGGTAAGCAAAAGATAAAAGACTTCTTTAAAAAATTTAAAAGGAAAAATAAAAAGAAGAAGAATAGAGGTAACGATATGGATATGCCTGAGTTTGATCCTGCTGATGAAATGACTAAATACATGGAAAACGGGGGTAAGCTAGTGGGAGATCAGTATAAAATTGATATGAATAAAGATGGTAAAATATCTGGAGCTGATTTTAAAATGATGAAAGAAGGAGGTAAAATGAAGTATATGGGTGGTGGAATGATGAAACCTTTTATGGCGTACTTAATGGGGGGTAAGTCTCCAAAATATGCTATGGGGGGTATGACAGATGAAGGGCCTGATGAGATGAAATTACAAACATCTAAGCCTGTAATTACACCAGAGATACAAGCTAGATTAAATCAACTTAGATCAAAGCCTCAAACTGAATTAACAAATGAGGAGTATGAATTTATACAAAAATATAGTTAAGACATGAATGAGTCAATGGTTATAATAATAGAGGGCGTTAGCGATCACTCTATGGACATGCAAAGAGATGGTAAGGGTGGTGAGATGGATGTCATGGGTTATAAAACTCAAAACTTTCATATATGCCCTGGGGCTACTGCTGCTTTTTCAGAACTTGTAAACAGAGGTTTTAGAGGTGATGAGGCTGAGATGCTAGCACAAATAGCTATGTTAGTTGATGATTATTTAGGAATAGAGGTCATGGCTTTACAACAAGGTGGTACCGATATGGCTAATACAAGAAAGATGATAGATATGGGTAACGCAGCCTTTTATCACTTAGGTGCTTTTGCTTTAGAAGTAGAGGATGAAACCATTGTTTCTTTATTTGACTTTATGCCAGATCATATTCTAAAAGTAGTTGAGATCTCTACAGAAGAGATTAAGGACGATGAGGACTGCGGTTGTCATTAAACTTTTTCTTATTTCTTCTATATTCACGTTTAGCTTCTAAACAACCTTCACATCTACATCCGTTTCTATAAGCTGTTACAGAAGGGCATGGCTTACCTACTCTACCCCTAGATGCTTTATAATTACAACTAGCGTGAGAGAATGCGATGTTTTCTATGTCAAAAAACAGACGTTTAGGATCTTCAGAATCCAACCAAGGTTTCTTATGCTCCACAGTAAACTTTTGCACATCCGTTATTTCACACCCACACTGGTAACACCAGTTTAGATCCAATCGTTTAGCAAGTGAAAATAGTAATGATTTTTTTAGTCTGTTAGCCGCAGTGCTAGGATTCATACCTAGCTGTTTGGTCTTCTTTTTTTTAGTGCACATTATTTACCCACCTTATCCATAGCGATCTTGTGAGCCTCCGTGAAAGACTTTCCTTCCCCCATTAATTTAACCATTAACTTCATGTGTTTTATAGTGTGGTGTTCAGCATGTTCTTTCATGGTAGTTTTTTGTCTTTCTGACATATCAGAATTATCTATAAAAGACATCTTGCTTGATTTTTTATTTAGTTTTGCCATTTTATTTCTTTTTCTTTTTTACTCTAGTTTTACGTTTTTTTCTTTTTGATTTTTTGTTTACTTTAGTTTTCTTGTATTTACTAACTCTTCCCTTCTCATTCTTCTCCTTCTGTGCTCTTCGTTTTTCAGACGGGCTTAATTCACTCCACGTGGTAGGGGTGTCTTTAGAAATTCTTTTAGTAGGTCTAAAAGTATTCTCACCGCCACTATAATCCTTCTTGCCCTTTGGTGTACGCCAATCTTCTTTAAACCAACGCTTAAGTCTTAATCCAGCTTTTGTTTTACGTACAGCCATTATTTTTTAGATTTATTACCCCAGTTAGCAGC